CCCAATTGCGATTCTTAAGATTCGCAAGCGGATCTTTTGTTTCAATCGGACATTCCATCACATAGGCTTTCGTGTGATGCCGGCTTCAGACAGTGCAATGGCCACGGCTTGCTTGGGATTCTTGACCTTCGGACCTTCCTTGCTACCCGAATGCAATTTCCCTGCTTTGTATTCCTTCATCACTTTGCTGATCTTCTTTTCGGCTTTAGTTTTCATGGAATGATGTCCGTGATGGTGACGTGAAATGAATGATTGTGGCCAGAAATGATTGCCACTTTATCGCCAGGACTAACGGCAACGTATTCGGTCGAGTAAGCAGGAACAATCGGGTGATCGGTGGTTGCCGTGGGATTGGCGCCGGTTGTGAAGTGCAAATGCTTGCCATCGTCCGAGCCATTGGAGATTCGCATGAGCGTCACACCGGTACCGGCTGCGTGCGATTGCTGGCTTGCGTCTGACGTAGTGAGCATCGTGGTTGTGCCAAATTTGCCCACCATCGCCGGAAGCAACTGACCTTGTGAGTCACGGACAATCTTGCTCATTTGGATTTCGCAGCGCGCATGTTGTCAACAAGATTCGGATAAGGCCGACCTGCTGACTTCGCCATGGCTTTGGCGGACGCTTTCTCTTTCTTGGATAGCTTGTCGGGCTTTCCAAGGCTTTTTGGACGTGGCTTGTCCCAAACGGGTTTGGCTTTCATGCGCAAACCCTATCTGAAGACTTGAAAAAAATCAAGATGCGTGTTAATCGCCCCTGATCTTCTTGATCAACTCAATGCACTCATCAAGCAATTTGTCGGACTCTTCGAGCAGCTCTTTGGCCATTTCGTTGCACACTTCCATTCTGACTTCAATCGGAATGTTCTCGACTAAGTTATTGACTGTGGCTTTGATCGCCATTTGCTCCAGGTTCATCCTTGTCCTTTCAATAGTTCAGCGGCATCCATGTAACCGTTTTTCTCCAGCACCTCAATGCAATGGTTTAAGCGTCCTTCGCTTGCAACAAACTCGATCTGCGCCGCAAAGATAAATAAATTCTCTGCGTGCTGATCAAACCCCGTGTTTCTGGCAATACCCATCACATCGCCAATCGTTAAGTCTTTCATTTCAATGCACCTTTTATATGTTCAGGCACCTTGGGCAATGGCGCCCAGGCAATCGCCCATGTCTCCCATGTTCCGATCACGCAAACACCGCCAGGCGTTAACAGCAACATTTTCACGCCTAGCGGTGGGGGATCATCAGTGGGCGTGCGCCATACGGCCTGGCCCGCGAGGTAGTCTTTCACGCCGCCCTTATACCAAATGGGTTATGCCACAGCACTTTCTCCTTAGGCTTACGCGGCTTAAAGGTTTTATATTCCTCTTTCACCTCGAAATAGTTCACCAGGGTTTTCTTCCACGGGATCTGAATGTTCTTGATCCCTTTTGACTTCACAACAAGATCTTCTTGCGCCAATTCGGTCATAAGTTGATCAATCCTTTTGCTGGTCATATCAAACTTCTTCGCCAAGTGACAGGCATTGACAGGGTTCTTTAACCCTTTCAGGTAATCAAAGATCAACTTCTTTCGCTCTTCCTTTAGCATTTTCATGTGCTTGCTCATGGCACTTTTCTCCTGTTAAACAACTGCCTTCAAATTTCTTTTCAATGGCTTATTCCATTTCGATGTGTAGGACTTGCCGTAAAGCGCAATGCCTGCGTCGCTAGCAAAGGTCAACGCCAACGCATCGGCCATATCAGGCGAACCAATCCCGCGCTTGCGCATCTCGTCTTTGCTCTCTAGCTTCATCTTGCCGCTGGAGTTAAACGTGTAACGCGGTGCGACAAGTTCCGCCAATAACGAATCGTCCTTGGGCAACTTGCAATCGCGCTTTTCAAGCCATGCTTTCATCTTGCCCCATAGCTCGGCGCGCAAGTTGACGTAAATCGTACCCATGGCAGGGGATTCTGCAACGTTGATGCCGCGCGCTGGCAAACCCAATTCCCTGAGTCGATCAACAACACCAGCACCCAAACCAATCGAATCGACCAAGATTTCAATGGGCCTGTCTTCCAATTTCACGGCTTCGTATTCCGCAACCACGGCACCCGTTGTCTGCATCAAATCTAAATTCTTCCACTTGCGAATCTCGTTGACAGCGTTCCCCTTCCTTTTCGCCAATGCCGTGGCGTCAGTACCAAATCGCGCCACATCCAATCCCCACACGATAGGCGCATCTTCTGATGCCGATACGTCACGATGGAAAGCGCTGTCCACCAAATCAAAACCAATCAGTGTGTCGTCATCCGTTTTTGGAAACTCACCCAAAACGCGAATCCGAAACGCGTTGGATTCCTCGCCATAGCGCGACGCCATATCAGCGATGTAATCCTTCGACACGCGCCTTGAGTCATAGCAAGACACGCGACGCGTCCACCATTCATCCTTCAAACGATTGTGCGTGTCAAAGAAAAACCCACTCGATTTCGTTGGGTTGCCAAGCAAGATCGTCACGGCGCTATGCCCTGACATGGAACCCGCGGCGGCTTCAAACACGGACTCTGGAATACCAGAGGCTTCATCCGCCACAAGCATCACATGATCGCTATGCACACCTTGCAAGGCTTCAGGCTGCTCTGCACGCGATGTCCTGGCCGATATAAACGACTCTTGAGGCGCGGCACGCATCTCAATGCGATCTGTCTTCATCTCAAGACGATCGCCCCAAGCGTTTGGAAGCTCCTTAATCCACCGCTTAATCTCGGCAAACAATGCGTCGTATAACTGCGATGACGTTGGCGCTGTCACCACAACCTTTGCAGGACCGCGCGTCAAAATAAACCAAATCATCGCCCAGGACGCGGCCGTAGATTTACCCACGCCGTGTCCCGATCGCACGCTGATCTTTCTCTCGCCACGCGAGATAGCCTCTAAAAACTCCTCTTGCCAATCGTCAGGCTCAACGCCAATCACTTCGCGCACAAACAATGGCGCGTTCTTGCGGTACCGCAAAACCAGTTCACGGTACTTGCGATAAATCTCGTTGTTATTGTCCGCCATAACTCACCACCGCACGATGCACAAGGGTATGCGTCACATTCATCCCAAACTCTTCCTTAACCATGGCGGCAATCTTTCTGTAACTCTTTCTTTCATCCGCCATATCAACCATGAATTCCAACACCGGATAGGTGCTTTCGTCGCGCACTAGCTTTGCGCTCTTGCCATCTCCGTCCTTGCGATACCCAAACGGTACATGGCCGCCAATCCATCCACCAGCTTCCGCTTTGCTCTTACGACCGTCGGCCATGCGCTCGGCTATGCGGCGGCGCTCAAGGCGCGCTACTGCCGCCATAAGCGTAAAGAAAAATTCTGACCAGCTCGATCCGTTATTCACCGGATCTGTACCAAGCGCCAGCACAATCATTTTCACGCCCTGCGCTTTCCAAGTCTCTGCCATCGTCAACGCGTCAACCGTGTCGCGGAAGGCGCGATCCAATTGCGTAATCACCACCACGTCACCCGATTGCAGCGCTTGAACCAACTCGCCACCCGCTTTGCGCTTGGCCAGCTGCACTGAACCGCTCACGCCTTCATCAATAAACACCTGGCCCACATCCTCACCGCGGATCAACGCCAAACCCTGAATCTTCCTTATCTGCTCGGCAAGTGACGTGTTATCCACTTGCTCTTGCGTGCTAACCCTTGCATATCCATAAATCGCCATGTCATCCCTCATGTGTTTGCTTGCTTGGTGCAAGCGTAACAGTGTTTTGTTTACTTGTGAAAATTTTTTTGGGGTCCGTTTGTCGGGGCGACGGGCGGCGGGTGCGGGGGCAAGCAATAAGTTGATACGCACAGCTGCCAGGTATGCGAAGCATAAGTTGGCGGGTGTGGGGTACCGCGGCAAAGCCGCCCCTCCTAAATCGCGTCGGGGGGGTCAAAACGATTATCAAATGCGGATGATTCGCGACCCCGAGTCAATCGAGGATGTGAATGGCTCTCAACAAACCGTCGAAACCGCACCAAACGGGCTAGATTGTCAGCTTTTGCGCGATTTGGCGACAATTGTCGCGCATGGTAAAGCGATCGAGACAGCGTCAGTCATGTTGCAGCGCGTCAATTGATTGGCTAATGTCTTTTATCGCCGACCATGCGTGTGTATCCATGCTGATAGTCACAAGCGGCCCGCGCTGCTCGGCCCATAATTGAGGATCGAGCCTAGCTGCGAACCATTTGCGCGTATCGACGCGCAATCTATGATCGTCTTTCGCTTCGTCGGCGATCGTCAGCGCTTCTTCCGCCAGCGCTGCGGCCCGCTCTTCGCGTGCGCGTGCGTAGAGAGCGGCCCGCTCTGGAGCTTTTAACCAGCGTATTAAATGCGGCCCGCGAACTCCAATCTCCTTAGCAATCGCCGTTGCGCTTTTTCCGCTAGCGATCCGGTCCAATATATCTTCTTCGCCAATCGACTCAATAATCGCAATATCAGCCCGCTTTTGTGGTTGGCCCGCCATGCTTCCCCCTTAAATTTGACAAACGGCAAAACTTTACCGACAAACGGCGGACCGATCAAAGCATTTCAATGCTATCGTTTCGTCCATCGCAATCAAGCGAAACAATTAACAGGAGAGAAAAAATGCCCATTGCCATTCACACGAAATATCTCGGACCAAGCAACGTAAAAGGCGCGCGTATTAAGGCGACAATTCGCCGAGATAACAAAACCTTTTGGACAGCAACAATTCCTTTTGACCACGCACTTGATTGCGAAGCCAGGCACGCATTGGCAGCAAAAGCTGTACTCCAAAAGCATTCGCCGGCACTGCTGAATGAAATCATGAGTTGCGCTGGATCAACTCTTGACAATCTCGGTTATGTTTTCACCGTTTACCCTCAAACTGTTTAGCAACTATGAAACAAGCCCTTATCGACTGGACCATCGCTTTTATTTTTGGCGTCGCATTCGCCTTCGCCGTTTTTTTTAACTTATAGGACCATTACAATGAAAATCTACACCACATTGTCAGCATTAAAAGCCATTGCTGTATTAGCAGCAGATAACGATCTTCGCTACTACCTAAATGGCGTTCATATAACGGCAAGCGCAGGCGAAACAAGATTGGCCGCTACTGATGGACACGTCCTTGGCATTCACCGCAGCGAACAAGAAAATGAGGACATTGTTTACGCTGAATTTATCCTTCCTTTGGACGTTATCAAGTTGCTCAAGCCAGCGTCAAAAAATATTGATAGCGTCATTATCGACACTGACGGATTAACGGGCACCATCACCGCAGTTACAGGCGCGACTATCAACTTTAGCGCGATCGATGGGAAGTTTCCCGATATACAGCGCGTCATACCCCATCGCGTATCAGGCGAAGTTGCTCAATTCAGGCCTGCGCTTTTGGAGCGATTCGCCAAGGCCGCTAAACTTTTGGGCAGCAAAAACCAACTCATTCACGTCGCTCACAATGGCAATGGAGCCGCCTTAGTACATTTAGACGTTAACGCCGATTTTGTTGGCGTTGTCATGCCCTTCCGTTCATTTGCAGGCGAAAGCGAAAGCAAAAGCCCTCCTTTGTGGGCGATCAATCCAATCCAAAAGCCAATGGCCATTGCTGCATGATCGCTAACCATTAACTTAAACCAGGCGCCAATCGGCGCCTTTTGTTTTGGATCAATTCACCCACCAAACGCCCACCAACGAAAACCGCCAATCGGCGGTTTTTTCGCAATGGGCCTTTGTAATCGCTAACCGTTAACCTAACCATTTAACCGGAGCCATTTAACGCGCCTACAATCAACGATCAATCAATCAGCGTAGGGTAGTAGCCAAGCGATCAATTTAACGCGTCAGCGGCCAGTTAAAGGCCTTTTGCGCCGACGTTATCGCTCGCCACTACCCGAGCCGACTCCGCGCTTGCCATGCTTCGCCGTTTCAAGAGCGGCCGCGGCCGACTACGCTTGACGCGAACCGTTCTCGTTGGACCAATCACCTGGTCAAGCGTAAAAGCGAACACCACACAATTCCCCGTATCCATAAATACACAAAAACCGGAGGTTTACTTTTTTCCCTTTCGACTTAACTCGCCAACTTTTTGCATAGCCAAAATCTCTTTGTCGCTCAACGCGTACTCGCCTTCCGATTTACCGCCAAACACTGGCGTCACATCATCCGGCACAATGATCGACATCACTTCGCAACCAGGGATCTCGCGCTTAAGTCTCACGGCTTGCGTAAACACTGGCGCGGCCAGGATCACCGCCAACTCTTCCAACGTCCACACGTCAACACTTGGACGCTGCAACGAATACGCCCAAGCCGAGTCAGCGTTAGCCGCCACACCGAAAACACTCCCATCGTCCCGCTGACCCTCCATCACATCAACCGTCACCGGTTCCGCGCCAAGCGATTCAGCTTCCTTCTCTAACGCGTCATACGCTCTAATCATCCCGCCACAAGCCGAGCGATACCCTTCAACGTCACGCGCTTGATACGCCAACCGACAACGCGACAACTGTTTCCAAAACCTTAAGCGCGTTTCCTCACTCACTAGTTCCGCCAAACGATCCAGCCCCCAACGCTCATCCGCCTTGCGCTTCCTCGCCATGACGTTCACCGCCACGGCGTTCATCGCCAAAAGGATCTGATCCTTCTCTTCAAACGGTTGCTTCAATCCGTCAAACGGTGAGCCGCCATGAAGATCCGTATGAACCTTCCCTCTTCGCTGTTTACCCGCCATGACATCAACTCCTTCCTTTTTCGTTTTCCACTTCCCACTTCCAGCTTCCCGCTTTCCGTTGTAGCCGCCATGGGAAAAACACAAAACCCCTAGCGTCCTACTTAACCGTCCGAAACATTGAAGCGTCCGAATGTGTGTCTTTCAGACACACACACATTTCGGACGCGTTCGCTTTTTGTTCGTGGCGTATTCCGGACTGTTTCGGACGCTATTCCGGACACTTTAGGACGTTTTAACCTATTCCGGACACCGTTATTTAGGACGCTAAAATTCATTCCGACTCATTTCGGACGCTAACGCTATCCAAACCCACTCATCTCTCATGGCGGCATACCCATTTTCGGACAGCGTGTCGCGCAATTCCTTCCACCGTTTGCGCTTATCGCTTTCCTCGACATCGCTTCCGAGTCGCTTGTAGACCTCTTCTCGCCACGCATCAATCGTCACGCACCGATGCCTTTCGCCTTGCATAATCCGGTACTCGCCTTGCGTTTTAACGACATGGCGCAACGCTTCCCGCGCTACTACTTGATGCTTTCCTCGCCCTGTTTTCTTCCCTTTTCCTTGTGGCGGCTCAAACGTATCAATGTCAGGCAACTCACCCGTAAACGTTTTAACGACAAGCGTTGATGACTCGTTATCCTCAAATCCCAATCCTTGTGGCGATTCAAGCGCTACCGTTTCAAGCGCAAAATAAACCTCTATACCGTCCTTGCCATCCTTTTGCTTGGTCAGTTTCAACTGCCCTGATAACTGTTCCTGATGGCGGGCGATCTCAATCTGCGTGTCAACGGCACCCAGGAAACTCGAATGCCCTCTGAGTCCTAGCGAAGCGTCCTTTCCTGAGTGATGCACAACAAGTAACGCGGCTTGTGTGGCGGCTTGAAGTCTTCCGCATTGCGCGATAAATGCACCCATATCTTCACTGGCGTTCTCGTTGCCACCGGCGAACGCCCTGGCCAATGTGTCGATAATGATTAACCGCGGTTTCTCGATCTCGCTCTCCGCGATGGCGAGCAACAGATCTGTGAAATCCGCTTCCGATGATCTCAGGTTCACTTGTGAACGAATGACGCCAACAGGTATGTCGTTAAAGCCATAATCCTTTCGAAGTCCTGCGATACGCGTGCCAATGCCGCCATGCCCTTCCCCTGCCACATACAACACGCCACCTTGCTGCTGGACCTCATGGCCAAGCCATGCTTGTCCACTTGCAACCATAGCGGCCATGTGCAAGGCAATGAATGACTTGAACGTGCCTGGTGGCCCGTATAGCGCCATAAAGCCACCCTCTGGAACGATCTTGTCGATCAACCATTTCACCGGTTCGTCTTTAGCGTCACGCCACATCTCAACACGAAATCTGCGCGGCGCTTGATCGCTAAACGGTTCCGATTCAGGTGTGACTGACTCCGGTTCCTTTTCGGCTTTCTTCTCGTTAACTAATCGCTCTGGCGGCTCAATCGCTTCGCCTTGCCAGATTGGCGTTTCATGTACCAGCGCTTTCAGGTCTTCAAGATCGTTTTCCTGATCGAGCCACTCGTAAGCATCATCACCAATCACATCCATGCCTAAATCAATGACACGGATCTGCGCTGCCACGCCTTGCAAAGCATGGGCAACCTTGGCGGCATAACGCCAACCAGGTAAATCGTGATCCGGCAAGATCACAACGTTTCTGTCTTTGAAATATGGCGTGATGGCTTCTGGCCAATCCGATGCTCCGGCGTGCGCTGATACCGCCACAACGCCAAGGAATGCCGCTAAATGCTCTGCCGCTTTCTCGCCTTCCGTGATAAACACCACTTTATTCGGATTGGCGGACATCAGCGGCAATTGAAACGGTATCGGCTCCCAACCTGAAATAGTTGGTATCCGTTGCCCTTCGACGATCCTAAATTGCCTGTACGTTTTCCTACCATCCGGCAACTCATAACGCACCTTCTGTGCCGTTATTTCGCCATCGTCAGTTACATAGTCCCAAGCATAGACTTCGCGCAACCTGATCGGTTTTACGTTGTCCAATTGATCGTGTCTTAATGTTCTTGGCGGCAATGAGTTCCACGCAAGCCTTCCATCGCCAAGCATGGGTTTGACAGCGTTAAACACTGAATCTTGATCACACCCACCGAAACACCTAAACAATAGCTTGTTATCGCCATCCGTGATGGCAAGCGATGGGTTCTTATCACCGTTCCCACTTCCATGGCCTGGTACAGGGCAAGACGCTAACCACCCTCGCTTATAACGCTTGGCGTTACCAAGCATCTTCGCCATTTGTTCTGCGTTCATTGACTCCCCTTTCTATGGCGTCAAAAAACCCCGACTAAAAAGTCGGGGCGCGTTCCGTTGTGACGCTTAGAATTCTTCATCCACCTTGGGCGCTGGCGCAACGGGCGCTTCGTCTTCGCCATCCATGCCTGCTGGCCGCGGTATCCATTGCACCAATTCCCACTTAGGTTTGCGCGTGTTGCCCTTCCCAACTTTCATCAGTTCCGCGCTAACGTACTTCACAACAGGCACCTTGCCTTCGTTCACGGCTCGATCTTTGGCGCACATCATGTAAAGCCCTTCAAGCGCCATGTTTGAGCCGGCACCATTCGATGACCACTCAACCATGCCAAGCGCCTTACTGTAAAACCGCGCAACGAATCCGCGCTTGTGCGCTTCGCTTGGCTGCGCACCTTTCCGTCCTAACTCTGGGTCCGGTTGCCAATCACGCACACCCACATCTAAATGCAACCAACCCGTTTGTGTGGCGTCAATGTCAAATACCATTTGACCCATTTGGATTTCCTGTCCTTCTTTGTTCGTCCACGCGTTTGCTTGTGGCGAGAAACGAATATAGGGAAGTCCAGATCCACCACCAGATAGTCCTAACATGAGAGTTTCCTTTTGAAGCGTTAAGCGGTGAAGTTTGGCGCTTTCTTGCGCCCAAGTGTTAAGCCACTTGATTCGGATGTCACCAATTCATCCAAATGCTGATAAATCTCTGGAAATTGCTTTTCCATTTGCGCGGGTGTGATCGGCATCCGCTTCACGGTTCCCGGTATCTCCTCCACGCGTGACATGACTTCCTTTTCGTTAGACCATTTGCGTGTAGCGCGTTTCGCCACAAGCGTCCAGTCCTCCAACCCTTTGCCGCTTTCGAGAAACTTAAACGCTCGTTTCTGGATCGCTTCAATCGTTTGCTGCGCATCAACCGCCATATTAAGCAATGCGTTCATAGCATCGCTGTCCATTGCATCCACTTCGGCTTTGGCGATCACCGCCACGGCTTCGCGCTTCTTAGGACACGCTGACCGTGCAGGGCACCACCTGCAATGCTCACCTTCAACAATGTCAGGGTTAGGATCAAGCGTTCGCTTGATGGCGGGAAACAGCACATCCTGACGCCACACGTTCAAATCATGGCGCGTGATCTTAAACGTTTTGATGGGTTGCGGTTGCGTCGGCTGCACAATCACCAAACTGAAATCCTTAACGCTTTCCGGTAAGTTAGGCTCCACGGCACACGCGTAAAGTTTCAGCTGCGCGTTGTCAGGCTCAACGTTTATCTGCCCTGTTTTTAGGTCAGCAACGACACATTCTGTGTCACTCCATATCACGCAATCTGTCGTTCCAAACACATGCGCCGATAACGGATTGGCGAGCACAACGCGCTCTTCAATGAGTGCCGCGCCAAATGATTCATCCTTATCAAATGACTCAACGAAATCAATGTAAACCTGCGCCCAACCCGCCATCTCTTCAGTTATGGTGATGCCTTCAAACGCTTCACCGATATACCGATTGGCCTTCTCGCCCATCATGAGCGCCATATCCGACAACGCATGAACGGCAGTGCCAATCTTGGCGGCTTGCCCTGCTTCCGTTCTCGGCACCCCTCGCGCCAGCTGGATGGATGCCGGACATGCAATCCAGCGTTCCGCGGATGATGGACTCCATTCACTGTGATCTTTGCTCATACGCTCCTCTCGTAGTAGTAGGCCCATGCACCCTTATCGAGTCGGCGCTTAAACCGTAACGTTTTGCTCACCAACCTTTTCGCTTCCAATGCGCGCATCATCTTGAGCGCGTTCTGTGGCGTGCAACCAAATTGATCCGCCAAGTCCTGCAACGATTTGGGTTCCGTTAGCGCGTCGTAATACATCTGCTGCGTTTTGGTAAGCGGCGTGTACCGCTTCACGATAACGCTTCCAAACCTCGCC